TTTGACTGCTAATAAATTAAAGGAGCTTGATCTCAAGGCAGAGATACAAGAACTAAAGTCTCTCTACGAGCATGATCAAACTTTAAAAACAAGTAGTACTTTTATATCAGCATTACGTGCATCAGTTAGACCAGTGATAACTTATTTTTTCTTCTTCACATTTGTTGGAGTTGAGCTATCAGTTATATTTAATTTAGTTGATCCTTCTTTGATTGATAAAATTTGGAGTGATAATACTGCTGGACTGTTCGCAGCCGTCTTATCCTTCTGGTTTGGCAGTAGAGCCATGTCAAAGGTGATGAGGAAGGAAGATTGACCCTCTAGGTTGCTCTGTGAGTAGCCTTCTCATACCCCCTCTGGTAGGGTATGTCCAGAAAATAAGAGATTCCTCTGTACGAGCTTTAAAATGGCGTACAGAGGATTTCTTTATTTTTCACACAAAGAATGGATTAACTACCTCTCCTTCCTCATGTGTTACAGATTCAACATCATCAGGAAGTTTTTCTTTGAGGATTTTCTCCATCATTAGCTTAACAGTAAAGATAGAAGCGGCACATCCAGCACATGATCCTGTTAATTTAACATGTACATTCTTAGACTCTTCATCATAGTCCATCAACTGAACACTACCCCCATGCATAAATAAAGAAGGGGCTATCTCATCAGCTAATAGATCCTCTACTTGTGCAAAGATAGTCATACTAATTATCTACGGAACGACTCATTAAATTCTAATTCTTTAATACGCTCTTCTAAAACAGAGGCGGCAGTATTAAATCTACCACCGTTATGATCCATAGATTTATAGATATTTTTAAGAACATCCACTTCATGTTTCAAAACATCTATCTTCTCTTGAATACTTTTAATCACTACCATTTTTGTGACTCCAACATTTACGCCATAACCATGCATCCAGTATAGCTATCTGTCCAGCAAACCATCTAGCAGATTTAGTACGCCAAATCATGCACATTCTTTCTGGCCTGTATCAGGATCAAAGTAACAAGCTATCCCTTCTGACTCATTAGATTCTACTTTATTAAGAATCCCATATCTTTTTCCAGCTAGTCTAAAGGTTGTCACTCCTTTTAAATTTCCTTTCCAAGCTTTAGTATAGATATCTTTAAACTCAGGGAATGTAACTTTATCTCCTACATTAATTGTTTTAGATATAGCACTATCCACATAAGGTTGGCAAGCTATTTGTGTATTAAGATGCGCATCAGTTGTTAAGTCTTCTGTAGTTTCTCCTCGTCTATTGTAATTAGAATACACATAATCTTTAAGAAGAATATTAACCAAACCAAATTCTGTATTAACAGTCCGACTAACTTCATGAGAGAAGGTAGGTTCTAATCCACTTGATATGTTATCAGCACAGAAACTAATCGTACCAGTAGGAGCTATAGAAATAAGATGACTGTTACGCATCCCTTGTTTCTTAATCTTCTCCTTTAAGGCATCAGGAAAACGAGAAACAAAATGACCTGATAAATATTTCTCCTCATCATATAAAGGAAATGTACCATGAACTAATGCACGATCTGAACTAGCTTCATAAGCTGTGTATGTTAAGGTACGCATAAGCTTACGTATAAATCGTATGGCTAGTAAGCTACCGTATTCCATCTCCATAAGAGTTAAAGCATTACCTAGTCCTGTTATACCTAATCCCATTCGACGTTTAAGTTCTGCTTCCTTACGTTGTTCTTGTAAAGGATAGATAGTTCGATTGATAACATTATCCATTGCATTAACTACGATGGTTATATCTTTAGTAAACTTATCAAAGTCAAATCTATATTTAATATTACTTCCTATGCGTTGTACGTTTACATATTTAATAAGATTAAAACTACCAAGAAGACAGGCTCCATATGGGGGAAGAGGTTGTTCACCACAAGGATTAGTTGCAGCTATACTCTCGCAATAATAGAGAGGATTCTCTTCATTGATACGATCAATAAATAAAACTCCTGGCTCTGCCCAATCCCAATTGGCTCTCATGATTTCATCCCATAAAGCCACTGCATTTATTTCTTTATATACTTTATCCTTAAAGGTAAGGGGAAACATACTATCGGTAGCCATACACTGCATAAACTTATCTGTGATACCAATAGATATATTAAAGTTAGTGAGGTCAGTAGTGTTACGTTTGGCGCGAATGAACTCCTCAATATCAGGATGATCTACCCGCAATACCCCCATCATAGCTCCTCGCCTGTGACCAGCCGATACAATAGTCCTACAAATAGCATCATAAATGTGCATAAAAGAAACAGGACCACTAGCGGAACTATCAAGGCTAACAATCCTGTCACCGCTAGGGCGTATATTACTAAAGTCATACCCAATACCACCACCTCTGCGCATTGTTTCTGCTGCTTGTGTAGCTTTCTCCATGATAGATTGCATACTATCTTCGATAGTGCCTGAAACAAAGCAGTTATAGGCTGTAACATCTCTTGGACTCCCCATTGCTGATTGGATTCTACCCGCTGGCATGAATCGCATGTTAAGTAATATCTCTTTTAATTCTGAGAAATGGTTTTCATCATCTGACATATGGAGACTTATACGTGCCATACATTCATCAAATGATTCATTAGGTAAGCGGTACTTAGAAGCGTGTAGTTCATTACAGGAAGGCACAGTCGGCCCGTATTCCAAAACAGGTTTCATTCTCTCATTCTCCAATTAGGTTTAAGTAGTTGATTAAGTTAGTGTTTTTATAAGACGATTAAGATACCATCGGGATTTTTTTAAGTCTTCAGTACCACCCTTATATTCATATCTTAACATGTATTTTAAAATATTACCACGCAAATATCCACAAAAATGTACACGAGGCATAGAATTTTCTATAACATCTATAGTCTCCATTTTATTTTGTGTATAATGTTTCGGGTGATCAACTTTAGTATCCACTATTTCCTCTAAGTTAATTTTAGGAGGGATGATTTGTCCATCAAATTTTATCCCTGCTGTATTTAAAATAAAGTCTTCCATTAGTTCTTTCCCTCATCTTTAGCATTGATCAATACGTTAATTCTTTTACGTTCAAACTTTATTTCTTTGTTAAAAATTTGCTTAACAAAGGATCTTGTCGAGTAAGGTTCGATACCAGCAAGGAAGCATACCTCTTCAAAATCTGTAGCTGTTGTTCCTTGTTCAGTAGTGAACCATCGGGCAGCTTCTCTACGGTTACGTTTAACTTCTTCCGAATCATTTCGACGTTTTAATTTAGTAGCATCCAGTAACGCTTGATATATTACTGCAAGAAATAATAATTGTTCTGGACTTTTAGGAGGAGGTTTTTCTCTATCATCTATTTCTACTGCAATTGAAGTAGTATTACTTACAAAGGAATTAAACTTATCAAATAAGTTATGTTCTTTATATACATGGATAGTAGTTTTTATTTTTGTTTTTTTAACCATTGACGAGGAACCTTACCTTGTGACCATTTAAATTTATGACGATCACACCAATCAGCATACGTTGTTTCAGACCTCTTGCTTAGTTTGTTAGCAGCATTCTGAAAGATAAATCTAATATCTAAATTGTTATGCTGTTGTTTAATTAGTAAATGTTTTTTCCTGTCAGCAGGTTTAAAATATCCTTTGTATTCAATAAAGAATCCATACTTCTTAAAAAAGAAATCAGGAGTGTAATGTTTAGACACAACATAAGGTATCCTAAAATCTTCATAAGTAAATTCTATTTTGTTTTCAGATAGATATTCTGCAAACTCCTTTTCTGCTTGACTACGGTACATCTATACACGTTCTTCTTTGATATCCTTTGGTGGACGTTTAGCTACATGAGTAAAGAATCTAGAACCATTCGCATATTTAAATTTACGTAATCCCTTACCGTTGTTAACATCTTTCCAACATTCAATTTTAAAATCACAGTAGGCACAACCTGTTGCAAGTTTACGATTGCCACTCTTACCGTCAGGTACATCAGCATAACAGCGTTCAGGTGGTGTATCTTTTTGCAGTGAAGCTTTAACAGATTTAACTTTTTCTTTAAAGTCAATCATCTCCATAGAATCTATATCACATACATAGATTTGTCCGGTAACTTTATTCATTACTATAAAGGCAGCTTCATCTTCCCCATCAGCATAGCCTGATAGCTGTGCTATATAACCAAAAGGATCGTTGTCAAAGATCGTACCTTTTACAAATTTATCAAAGCCATGTTGTGATGCACTCTTAATATCTACAACTACACCATTAACTCTTGCGTCCATATGTCCTACTATACCATCTATTCTTTTCTCACCTTGCTCTTCTGTTACCTTGTAACCTGCTGATTTAATTAACAATAGTAATAGATGTTCTATTAAGTCACCATATAAAAATTTAATACGAGTTGCTGGATGGAGTGGTTCTGCCTTATCAGCGATGCGAGAAGCATACCATAATTGTCTAGTAGGTTTTCCTACACTAGAGAAACGAAGAGGGTTTTTGACTTGACCCTCTTC